TGGGATGACCGGCCTCGGCAGCCAACGCGTGTGACTGCTGGATAAACTGATTAATACAATCAGATTTATCCATGGCCTTAATGCTGAGGCACTTGCAAACTTTGAACAATACATGATCAAAGATCCACCCCAGCACACCGTTAATTGCCAACAAATAGAACCCCTCGTCGGCAATGCCGCGGGGCCATTTCTTGGCCTTCAGTACCACCTCTAACTTGACAGTGAGCTTGCGCTTAATCGCCTCAACCTCCTCACTTTCGCAGCTCAACCAGAAGTCAGCATAGTCCCTAGCTGTGGCATAATCCATCTTCTTCCGCATGAGCGTAGGGACATCTGGCATCGACTCATATGCTTCCAAGATGTTCTCCTTGGTAAAGACATTGGCGCACACAGCGTCATAAATGTCATCCAAGCGCTTGGCAGCTGCAGAACGTGGCTTGTAGACTTGCTTAGGCATGGTGCGGCCCTCAAGCACTCCAATCTTGTTGGAGTTAGCTTTCCGGCACCACACGTTGGCTGGCTTGATCTGTGGTCCACAACGAACTACGTTCTTCTCATACACTGCACCAACGGCAGTGCCATCAGGACCAACGACGAAAGAAGGAGCGTCCTCGATGATCAGCTCCTCATTCAGCTCAGCCAAGTCAAGTTCATGACCTATCAATTCACGTGACCGCGTCTGCTCGCAACTGGTCAATACCATTTGTGGCAACATATTGTCATGTGCCACCGCGTCGTCTTCAATCTGCGTGACGACTAACTCTGGTGCCATTTCCAATGGCTTGCCGCTGTAAAGCAAGGGGTCGACAGAGTAAAACTGCGACGCCCACATGCGACTGGGAAAAGTGTGCTCTGTGCGCAGGTTCAGTGGCGTATCGTAAGTGTCCCAACTATGCCAATGTCGCCAGAGAACATGCGGCATGTAATAATACATTGACCGCGGTCTCTGCAATGGCACGTCGCGCAAGGACATAATGAGGGGCAAATGCTGCATGATGAAAGCATGGCGTATTGAGAATTCGTTCACATAACGCCCGTACTGAGACACCAGCTGCATGTTTGCATCCCTCTTCGGTGCATGACGCATTGTTTCAATGCAGAAAATGATGCGTCTGTACTCGTCGGCTGTGAAGACAACTTCAACTGCCTGACATCGTACACCACCACGCCTAACCAAACGCAACTCCTGCCGATGCGCACAACGCGGGCAGAAATCAGGCACGAAAAAGGTGAGTCCGTGTGTGGCTCCGGGGCAATACCGCAGATCGGCAATAGCTTCATTGGAGCATCTGACACAGAACGGCATCCGTGCAGTCGTAGCATCAAACAAAGGCCTCGGCTCTTCGCTCTGAGCATCAGTGAGACACGGTCGGAAGCTACGATCGTCAAAAGGAAAAATGTATGTCCAGCAAGCCCTAGACGCTTCAATCGGGAGACAATTGCGACAAGTGGATGTCATTGCTCTTGTGCATCCTTCAGGAAGTGTGGGCACTAGCTGGCCAAGTTCCGAGCGCAAATCTCGGAAAGCCTCACGCACCTCAGTCGACATAGGCTGGGTGCCAGGCGGACTAACGAGCGGTGAATTAGTAGCTGTATCCACTATCACGTCATCGCTAGCAGCTGAAACGGGAGCCTGGGATCTGCTTGGATTAACAGTCTCGTCCATTGGTAGGTACAAACTGTTAATATCGTGAAATCCCTGGCTGTACTGTACATCCAAAGGTGCGGACGCGTCCGCATGAATTCCCGACAGGGCATGCAGGGTGCGCCAGATGGCGCGAGTGAATGAATTCTCGGCATGCAATGGTCTCAAGTTTCCATTACGAGAAAGGGGAAAAGACATCTTCGCTGCGGATAAAGGTCCGGCCCTATGAATGAAAGACAAAGGCCCCGTAAGCTCTAG